TGGCAATTGCCCGATTCTACAAACCGCCCCCAGTACGATCGTTCTGGATCCGCTGAAAGAAAGCCTGACCTTCGAGACGTCGCGATCGGGGTTTAGGACTCAGGCTCAGAGTCTTGATCGTTTTGATCAGGTCATTCGAGCAACGGTCCGAGTAACGGTGAGCAACGTGTGCGGGAGCGGTACCGTCGTTGGCCGTACTGCCGAAGGAAATGCAATCGTCCTTACCAATGCCCATGTGGCTGGCACCAAGCGTGGTCGTGTAGTCAACGTCGAACGATGGAACACGAATGGAGCGAGCGAACGAGGAACTGCCGCGATCATCGCTTCGGGGTACGGTCGTGGCACCAGCGTGGACTTTGCTCTTCTAAAGTGCAGCGGGGATTTCGCCAAAGATGTCGATCCAATTCCTCTAGCCGATCGTTACCCGAGCGACCAATCGTCGGTGACGACCTTCGGAAGCCCAAGGTGTGAGTGGCCAAGTCTCCAGGTCTTGCGACTGAACCGTAAAGAGGGCCAGATCCTCTCGTGGAAACCCGAAGCGATCGGAGGTCGTAGCGGCTCGAGCATCATCGACTATACCGACGAGGGACCACGCGTGGTGGGGCTTCTTACCTGGGCCGGAGGTGGTGAAGGCTTGGGGCAATCGACACCGTTTCTTCTGAGTGCGATGCGAGGCAAGCTTCCTGCAACCCTCGAAGGACTTCCTGCGGGTGCTCGCGAAGTAAGCTGCCAAGTCGAGGAAAGTCAGGAAATCGTCCAGGTTCCATCGACGATCTACGGAGAGCCGATGCAGGTCCCACTCGGGCTTCTAGCCAAGTCAGACACCCAGGACGATCTGATCGATTCGATCGTCGATCGACCAAAACTAAGACCTGCACCCAAAAACCCCGAAGACTCCGGCATCATCACTGATCGAATCACCGACCGAATTAAAGAGCAATATATGTGGAGCACATCTACCTTAGTTGCAACGTCGGCAGGTTCGAGCATCGCGATTCTCTTAGCGCTCCAGTATGGCCTGCCGGTTGTGCTTCAAGCGATCCGAAATGCAAGGAAGCAGCGTGGAAACGCAGTGCTCGATGAGGAGCAATTCAAGAAGCTGATGGAACAGTATCAAAACCTGCTCAAGCTTTTGGAACAAAACAATCAGCCCCCAACGAACAAATCGTAAGGGCACGAACGATGGTCGATCTACTTCGCGCTGGCCAGCAGTGGCTTGCAAGCAAGCTCAAATCGCATGCATCTAGCCCGGTGGTTTATGTGCGAGGTGCAAACCAAGCGAGCGTCTCGGCCACGATCGGCCGGACGCTGATGAAACTTGATGACGGTTACGGTGGGATCCGGATGCAATGGACCGATCGTGACTTTCTCATCGCTCCTTTGGATTTGATTATCGCCGGATCGGCAATCACCCCCGAGCGTGGTGACACGATCCTCGAGACCGTTGGCACCAAAGTCTATACCTATGAAGTAAACGCTCCAGGGGGAGAACCTGCCTGGCGCTGGTCGGATCCTCATCGCAGCCTGTATCGAATCCACACCAAGGAAATCGGAATCGCCTGATGCCCGCAAATATCGTCGCGATCGCAGATGCAATCACCGCAGAGCTAAACGGCAATAGCTTCAGCCAGCCGTTTACCGCTCAGCGGCTGTATTTGCCCATCTACGACCTAAAGACAATGTCGGATTTGAAGGTATCGGTCGTACCCAAAGGGCTTAGCACTTCCTCGCTAGATCGCACCAGAGACAACTTCGATTACCAGATCGATGTCGGGATCCAAAAGAAAACCAAAAACGAGATCGCAACCATCGATGCCCTGATCCTCTTGGTTGAACAGATCAGTGACTATTTCCGAGCAAATCCGCTGGCAAGCTACCCGGGTGCTCGGTTCATCAGCGTCGAGAACAGCCAGATTTACGCGCCAGACCATCTGGAAACCATGATGCAATTCACAAGCGTCGTAACCCTAACCTATCGTCTCTGGAGATAACCGATGACCACAGGTGATGTTGGACCTTATCGGTTGCAGTTTACCAGCTCTCGAGGTGTCACTCGCGACATCCCGGGCCTGGACGATAGCGACGATATGTTCAAGGTGAAGTCGATCCAGAAGAAGTTCCGGGATTCGTGGACTCGGACACTCACCGATCTTTGGGACCTGACTACCGGCTTGGGCTCTACTGCTAGCGTCTCTGGTGGTGTTCTAACAATCAACTCGGGAACCACGGCCGGAGGTTTCGCAGAGCTGCTCTCGAAGGAAACGTTCACCATTCCCTTTCGGGCCATGATCGCGGTGCAGTCCGGGGGGACTCGTCAAGCCAACAACCACCACATTATTGAAGCCGTATCGGTCGACCCGGTCACCGGGATTCCAGATGGGAAGCACAGTCTTAGCATGGACATCGGGGGTGCTGCCAACACGACTGTGACCAATATGGTCTACAGCGTCCAAAATGGCGGATTGGCTCCCATTGCATCGGCAGCCTCCGCCATCCTGTCGACAGCTACCTATTCGATTCTCGAACTCGAACCGTTTTCAGACGAGTGCTATTTCCACTCGCGCGCGATGGATTCGACCGGTGGACGCTCGAACTCGTATGTGCGGCATCAGCAGATTCCAGATCCGACCGCGGCTTACAAGATCCGCATCCGATCGATGAACCACCAAGCGTTCAGGGCGGTATCCAACGCAGTCGCTGGTCCTGGCAATGTCATTCGACTGACCTCAACTGCTCACGGATACACCGGAACTCCAACGATCTGGGTCGATCATTTAAGTGGAATCACCAACAATAGCGCAACCCTTCGAGGAAATTACTCGGCTTCGGTGGTCGATGCGAACACGATTGATCTGACGGGGACCGTTTTCGGTGGTGCCTATGTCACTGGTTCAGGACAGATCGCTCTTGCAGCTGCACCCGCAGCGATTTCCTTCCAGTCCCAGTTCATCAATTGCCAGGATTATGCGGAGCTGACTGCGGAGGTGACCGCGGGTCGAGGCCAAACCGTCATTGGACAAAGCTTAGGTGTGATCCTCACCGGAGCGACTGCAACCACAACCAACATCGGAACTGTCACAGCTAACGTTGCTGGCCAAGCGGCCCACGATGCTGTGGTTACCGGCAATCCCGTGCGTGTTGCCGGTCGAGCCCAGACGGCAGCCTATGCAAGCGTTGCCTCCGGCGATGTTGCCGATCTAGTTTCCACACTGCAAGGGGTGCTCGTAACGCGACCGTGGCAAATTCCCGAACTCGAATGGTCCTATGCCGCTGTCGCTGGTGGAGTGATCAATACAACCGATGCAGTTTTGTCTGCCGCAGCCGGAGCCGGTCTTAGGCGATACATCAATTCGATGCAACTTTCGAACAACTCGGCAGTCGCAACGGAAGTCGTCCTCAAAGATGGAGCAACGATCATCTGGCGAGGCCACCTGAGTGCTAACGCTCCGATGGCTGAGATCATTTTTGAAAATCCACTCAAGACGACTGCCAACACGGCTCTTAACTTTGCGTGCATCACCACTGGTGCTGCGGTCTACGTCAATGCACAAGGATTCACCGCACCGTAAGGACAACCATGATCGCAGCTAAAGTCACCACCAAAAAGTCATTCGACAAAGTCAAGCGGAAGGCTCAGCAAGGCAACTTCAAGAGCCTTGGCCATGCTGCTGCATCGATTCGCTTGGTTGCTCGTCGCTCGATCAAACGTCGGCAGACCGCTTCAATGCCAGGTACGCCTCCAAATACTCGCAAAGGACAACTCAAGCGTGCGATCGTTTATGCGATCGACAAGCAAAGAGGGATCGCAACCATCGGACCAGACATCTCGGTGGTCGGCACTGCCGGTAAAGCACATGAATTCGGAGGTAGGTTTCGCAAGGAACAATACCCAAAGCGACCCTTCATGGGTCCAGCGCTAGACAAAGTCAAAGATCGATTACCCCCGATGTGGGCCAACAGCGTTCGTTAAGGAGTAACAAATATGCCAGCCAAACTTGGACTTGATGCAAAGCTTTACCGTAACGCCGGGACGTACGCGGCTCCCACGTGGGACCTCGTCGGTAACGTTCGAGATTTGACGCTGAACCTGGAAACAGGAGAGGCCGATGTATCAACCCGCGGAAATAACGGCTGGCGAGCGACCGTCGGCACCCTCAAGGACGCTTCGCTGGAATTTGAGATGGTTTGGGATACAGCCGACTCAGACTTCGGTGCCGTTCGCGATGCATTTCTGAACAACAACACGGTGGAATTCGCCGTGATGGATGGACTGATCACCGGAGCGGGCAGCACCGGATCTCAAGGACTGCGAGCCACGTTTCGTATCGCCAGCTTCTCGCGCAATGAAGCGCTCGAAGAAGCGATCACCGTGTCGGTCACTGCCAAGCCAACCTACTCGGCCAATCCACCTAGCTGGATGACGGTTGCCTAATCCCGTTTCGTTTCTCTAGCTTTCGGAAGGCGTTTAGAAAATGCATAGTTTTGTGGATAACTCCCGACGCACCTGGGAAGTCGCGATCAACGTAGCGGCCGTCAAGCGGATCCGTGGATTGCTAGGAATCGATCTATATTCACTGGTCGACGACGGATTCAAGTCACTCTCGAAACTCGTCGCGGATCCGGTCTCTCTGGCCGACGTGCTGTATTGCTTGTGCAAGGATCAAGCCGACAAGCAATCGATCACCGACGAAGATTTCGGAAGAGCACTCGCTGGCGATGTAATTACCAACGCTGCCGATGCGTTCGTCGAGGAACTAATCGATTTTTTCCCAGATGCCCGCGCCAGGGTGAGCCTTCGCAAGGCGATCGAAGCGGGCAAGACCGTCAGGGA